AAATTATGGCTAAAGAATACAGATTATCTGACGATCAAAAGAAGAAAATTCTCGACTACTGGAACGACAAGAACAACAGCGGGTCGTCTCCTTCTCTATCGGAATTATCGTTTCATGTCTTTGGAGAGGGAGTAGACGGCAGGAGCAAAGAAGGTCGGGCAATGAAAGGGTATTTAGCTTCTTTCGAAATCAAGCCCCGAGCCGCTCAAGTCTACGTTCCAAAAGAAAGAAAGACTCTTTCTGAGGAACAGGAAGCCTACATTACCAACAACTGCAAAACAATGACGCCTGTGGAGTTGGCTCGTATTCTTTTCAAGGATAATAAGCTAAACAATACTTCAGTAGAATCCAGAACCGTCAATGAATATATCAAGGAGCTTAACCCCATCGAGACGTTTGAAAATCCGACAAACTCTACCACGAACGTATGGAAGCCGCCCTGTACACTTATTCAGACTATTAATTTAGTCAACAAACATTTTAAAGTCTCTACTAAAATTGACAAGGACAAGTTGAACATGAATCAGGCCAAAGAAATGGACTCCCTGATGAAATATCTCAATACTTATCGCTTGGAAAGTCAAATTAATACCTATGAAGAGGTTAACGATAGGACCCTATTCGAATCAGTCTTCGTACGTTATACTCACGACAAGGCCGATTTGACCGAAGAGGAAGTTGATCAATACATCATTCTATCTAATGAATCTATCATGGAGAGGAAGATTAAGAAGCGTTCAGAGCATCTACAGAAGCTTCTAGACAATCAGACTGGCGCAGGCGAGAATGATTCGGAACATGCCAGAGTGGCTATGTCTCTGGTTGAAGCCATTGGTAAGGCTACTACAGAATTCAACTCCTGTATTAAAAGACAACAAGATTTGGTTAACTCTCTAAAACAAAAGCGTTCTGATCGTCTAAGCAAGAGAATACAAGAGAATGCTAGTATCTTGAATCTCATTGATAAGTGGAAAATCGAGAAAACTAGGAACGAATTGATCGAAATTGCAGAAAGAAGAAAACACAAAGTCAAAGACGAGATTGAGAAGCTGGCGTCCATGGAAGACGTACAAGCTAAGATTCTTGGAATCTCTATTGACGAAGCCCTTAATGGCTGATTAAATGGATAGAGAACAACATAAATGTAACAGATGTGAAAAACCTTCGACACTGAGAAGGAGTTCCACTATCACTTCAGAGAACACGGAATGCGGATTGCTGAATACTACCAGTCCGAGTTTCCGAGATATGATTTATATGACGGCGACATCATCAAATTCAAAAGTAAAGAGTTCTACTTCAACAATGACTTCAACAACAAAAACCATCTTAGGTGGTGGATTAATAAACAGACGCCGGAAGATGCTAAGGAATGGTGTCGAGCGACCCTGTCTAGAAGAAGAATTTTAAAGAAGCAAATATACACCCCTACTCAGGTGGAACTTCGTAGCCTCATGGTTCCATCAGGGAACTATTTGAATGAATTGTTTGGTGATTATTATGTCATATGTGCCGAGTTGGGGTACAAGAACAGGTATTACTTGCCAGATACGAAAGTCTGCCAGCATATCCTACCAACTGACAAGCGTATTATCGTGGATACCCGCGAGCAGAATCCGCTCCAGCTAAAGGACTATGAGTGCATTTCCAAGAAGCTGAATGTAGGGGATTATGCTCTTGAGGATGAGGAATATGCTGATAAATGCGTCATCGAGAGGAAGTCGTTGGGCGATTTCTATTCGACAATGAGCGCGGGCAACGAGAGATTCCGCAAGGAGCTTGATAGATCTGTTGTCTCAGAACAATACGTAGTCGTCTTGATTGAAGCAGCAATGGATAAAGTAAGCAGCTATAAATACTCGCGCCCTGCCTTCAAAAAGATCAAAGCGGAGCCTGAATTTATTTTTCACAGAATGCGCGATCTTATTTACGACTACCCCAATCTCCAGTTTCTATTTGTAGACGGACGAGGAGAATCTAAGAGAATGATAAAACAATTATTTGGAAGTAGAGGACAGTTAAAAGACGTGGATCTTCAATTGCAATACGACACGGGGAACCTATAATGACATTCATTACCACTTCCCCCATCTCAAGCCTTCAACCCTTGTTGGTCGAAGATAATTTAAAAAATCAAACCGGAGGTAATTATTTGGTACAGTCATCCCGATTACGATAAACCTACAGAGAATTTAAATCTCAGATTCATCAAAGAACTGAAGGGGGAACTGAATGAAAAAGAAGCAATCATTACGCTTGTTGACTTCTTGAAGAATAATTTAGGCTTCACCGCAGAGATCGTAACTGGCATTAAACTTGCTCCTTATCAGGAAATCACACTTCGAGGACTTATGAATCGAAACTACTCTCTTTGTGTGTGGGGTCGTGGTTGTGGCAAAACGTTCATTGCGTCCGTCTTCTGTATGCTTCAGGCAATGCTCGAACCCGACTCTCGTATTATTATTGCTGGACCTACATTCAGAACTTCGCGTTTCATTTTCAACAAAATTGAAGAAATTCTCTCTGGCCGAAAGGCTGTATTAGCCCGCCAAGCGTTCGAGAATAAACCGTCCAAGCGCAACGACATTCACGAATTTAAATTATCTAACGGTTCTGCTATTGCAGCTATCCCCTTATCTGGTGAGAAGATCCGTGGTTTTCGCGCTAATATTCTGGTTATTGATGAGTACCTCCTTATGTCTAGGGAAATCATCGACACCGTCTTAAAGCCCTTTCTTACTGCTCCTCAAGACATCTCCGAGCGTCAAGAAATTCTCGAAATGGAGGATAGTCTTATTGATCAAGGAGTCATGAAGGAGAGTGAAAGAAGAATATTCGAAGACAAAACCAAGTTAATTGGATTGTCTTCAGCCAGTTATACCTTTGAGAATCTTTTTGTTACGTATGCCGACTTCATTAAGAAAATTTACAATCCTAAATACTACGAGAATGAAGAGGGCGATTCGGGAGCATCCTACGAAGAAGGAGAAATTCCACCCAAATACTTTGTATCTCAGCTCGCATGGGACGCTATTCCAAAGCACATGATTAACAAATCCGTTATCAAAGAGGCTGAATCTGGCGGTATTAACAATGCTATTTTCCAACGTGAGTATTGCGCTCAGTTTTCTGACGGTTCTGAGGGGTTTTTCTCTGCCAAGAAAATGATGGAGGTGACAATCCCTGATGGTCAGTCCCCTACGCTTATGTTGAAGGGCGACCCCAACCGTGAGTATATCATGGCTATTGACCCCTCATTTTCTAACTCACCCACTTCTGATGACTTTGGGATGTCTGTTCTTGAGATAGACAAAGAGACAAAGACGTCTGTGCTTGTTCACGTATATGGACAGCACGGCAAGGATTTAAAAGAACACATTAAATATTTTCATCACTTAATGATTAACTTCAATATCGTATACATCGCTATTGATAATGCAGGTTACCAGTTCCTTGACTCCTACAACGAGAGTCACTACGCAAGAGAGTCAAAAATCAATATCAAGTTCATTGAATACGATTCCTCCAAGGATGAAGACGAAGAGAGGCGCAAGGCTAAGCGTGAATACAATTTAAAAATTCATAGAATAGCCAACAGAATCGTCTTCTCCAACAATAACTGGATCAGACAGGCTAACGAGCATCTTCAAGGAGAGATTGATTATAAGAAGATTTGGTTTGCTTCACATCCCGGCGGCAGCGAGAGCTTGCTTCCATCCATGATGAGACAGGAAGTAAATATGGAGCTGATCAAAGCTCTTGAGGATAAGACTGTAAAGGATGACATCATCACCAAGTCTAAATTCATTGACGAGGTTGGCTTTAAGATTAAGCTGACTAAAAAGCAGTGTGCCATGATTGAGGTTCGGGCAAACCCTCGTGGAACGCAGACTTTTGACTTCCCTCTGCATATTAGTAGGGAACAGGGAGTGGGACGTGCTAGGCGTGATAACTACACCTCCCTTCTTATTGCGACATGGGCTGTGAAGTGTTATTTCGATTTCACCGAGCTTCCCAATGAGCAATTTGAAACTTTTGTTCCTTTTTTTGCTAAGTAAGTGTAAAACATTGTAGCATCATTGCTACTTTGACTAGTATAATGCAGGAAAATTATGCCTAACTACAATTTAATCCAAGTCAGACAGGTTAATCAACCAGAATTCAGCGGTTACATTCTGGATGTGCTTGGTTCTTCGGGCCTATCCCCTCAAAGCGATTTCCTTCCTACGGGTTCTGGTATTCAGGACATAGGTTCCGCATCTTACCCTTGGAAATCGGTTCATTTGACTTCTGGTGTCCATTTTGGCGACTCTGTTCTTTCTGTTATTGACGATCAGTTGTATTTCAACGATGTCCTAGTCACTGGCGCCGAGCCTGCTGCGGGGATCGTAGGCATGACTGGTGGCACGGGTCCGTCAGGTAACTCAGGCGTCTCTGTAATTGACGTCTCGGGATCTGGATCATCGAACGGCGGCTTTAATAATTTGTTTTTACTTCTGTCAGGAACTAACGACACGAGTTACACGCTTAGCTCCGCGTTTGCTATTCCGTCTGGGGCGTCTGGCGTCTCTGGCTCTACGGGGGTAGGAATTACAGGATATGAAGTGACGAACGTAACCGGTCTTTCGTTCCTTTACGACGACGGGTCCACTGGCGAGTTGATTTTGCTTCCCTCTGGAGCATCTGGGGTCGTAGGGGCAATCGGACCAGTCGGTGGACCGCTATGGGACTTTGGTCGAATTACAGGGATTTACTCAGGAGAAGAAGCTCCTTATACGTCCGTGGTTGGAATCGCAGGAATCAATCCCAATTTACATGTAATTAGAGGGTTTTCTTACAACATCCACTACGATGGTTTGCATACTAGCAGTACCGTCGACGCATATACTTCGGGCATTATCCCGAATAATTACTTCGTTAGTGGAGGAGTTACGGGCGAGTATCTTAAATTTACAGTTTACACGGCTAACACCCCTACCGGTCCTTATACAGGCAGATATATTACTGACGAGGGCTATCTTACTGGACTTCCTACAGGGTCAAGAGTCGAAGATATTAACGTATGGTCTTCGTATGAAGAACCAACCGGTCGTTCAAAGCTTCTTGCTACTCTTTCTTATACTTCTGAAACTGGCTATAAATGGGGTTTTGAAAGAAGAAACTCCGTTGATGGAGCCGCTTTGGCTGAGCCTGAACATTACGTGCTCGGCGTCTTAGAGGTTCACGATCATGGCCCAACAGGACCCACAGGCCCAGCAGGACAAACAGGAGCAACTGGGCAAACTGGCTCGCAGGGATTGAGAGGTTACACTGGAAACACAGGGTCAACGGGACCAACTGGAGCGACTGGGCAGACCGGAATGACAGGACCAACTGGTTCCATTAGTAATAGATTCATGGGAGTCTGGAATGGAGCGTCTTCTTACCTTGAGGACGATATCGTTTCCTATCTTGGGGGTAGCTATGTCGCAGCGGTTGGTAATTTAAATCAAAACCCAACAGGAACGATAAATAATCAATGGTTCTTGGTTGCTTCAGGAGGAAACGACGGAGAAGCGGGAATTAATGGTGCTACTGGTGGACCGGGGTCGATCTCTAATAGATTTTTTGGAACTTGGGCGTCAACGACGAATTATTACTCTGACGATATTGTTATTGAGTCGGGTAATACGTGGATTTCGCTATCAGGTGACGATTCGCTACCAGCGGTTCCTCAAAATAGCGGGTTTTCTCCCGGCAGCTTGTCTGGTTCGCACTGGGAAATTCTTGCGCTCAAGGGTAGCACTGGACCTACTGGCAGCGACGGCATCTCTGGAGCTACTGGATCAACAGGAACACTCTCTAATAACTTCTTAGGAACGTGGATGAGTGCCACTGTCTATGCTGCGAGCGACGTGGTTGAAAGACTCGGCTCAAGTTATGTGTCGATTTCTGGAGACGGAACGGGTTGCTGTAATGGCTATGCCCCAGAATCAAATACGGGAACATACTGGGAAGTCTTAGCTCTCAAGGGTGCGACAGGTCAGACTGGCGCTACTGGTTCTGTGGCTTATACGGTTAATGGCCCGAATATCTTGCCATCCTCCCCCACCTCTAATCAAATTGACTTCGCCGTTTACGATGCACAAGAGTATACGATTACAGGAGACAGCGTAGATATTAACTTTGTCTTAGCTAACTTCGCCACTGGCGTCGTTAATGTCATCAAAATTAACAACTCTGGATCAAATATCCCAGAGAATCCGTTTACTTGGGGAAGTGGAATTTATTGGCCTGAGAGTGCGCCTCCGCCATTCCCTACTATTTCAGGAAGGTCTGCAATGTATACCTTCATTAGATTCCCTAATTCCTCAGCAGGAGGCGCAAAAATCCTAGGGACATACGCTCCTAACTACGCAATTTAATTATGAAAAAGGCAACGACTAAAACTACAGCGAAAAAAGCTCCAGCCAGAAAGAAGGCGCCGGCAATTGAAAAAGAAGCTGTGGCTGCAACCGCCGCTCCATTAATGGTTGCGGACTTGCTCCAAACGAAGGCGTCATCGAGAAGAAATGTCGCTGGCGTCATTGATAGAACTGACAAATATAAAAACATCGAAGATGGACTAGTCCCATTCTCTGACGGAACAAACACGGTAGGAGGAGCAAACGCTATTTCTGTTAAAGACGCCGTAGAGCTATGTCAAAAAGCCTATTACAATTTTGCTATCTTTCGTAATATTATTGACTTGATGACCGAGTTCTCTGTCGGTGAGCTTTACTTCAAAAATGGAACGCAGAAATCGCGCGAGTTCTTCAAGGCTTACTTCAGGAAGATTAATCTTTGGGCGTTACAGGATCAGTTCTTCCGTGAGTATTTCAGGAGCGGTAACGTGTTCTTGTATCGTTTTAATACTAAGTTGCAGAAGGCAGACGTGTCAAAAATTACAACCGTATTCGGTGCTTCAAAAAGCTCTAACTCAATTGCTGCTGAAGAGTTTGAGGTTCCAATTAAGTTCATTGTTCTCAACCCGGCAGATATTAGGCTGGAGGGTAACGTAAATTTCTTGGATGGATCTTATTTTAAGACTTTAAATGGCTATGAAATTAGCAGGTTGAAGAATCCTCAGACAGACGAGGATCGGGAGTTTTTGGATTCGCTACCAAGTAATGTTAAGACTGCAATTAAAAGTATGAAGAGCGCAGGGACGATCGTCTTCCCTCTTGACGCTAATAACGCTGTATCTGTCTTTTATAAGAAGCAAGATTACGAACCATTCGCGGTGCCGATGGGTTACCCAGTATTGGCTGACATCAACGCCAAAGACGAAATGAAGAAGATCGACATGGCTGTAGCTAGAACCATGCAACAAGCTATTCTTCTTATTACTCAAGGAACAGAACCTGCGAAGGGTGGCGTAAGCAAGAAGAACTTAGACGCTCTACAGACTTTGTTTGAAAATCAAAGCGTCGGACGCGTTCTAATCGCCGACTATACGACCAAAGCTGAGTTTGTTATACCTGAAATCGCCACTCTCCTTGATCCTAAGAAATACGAAGTTCTTGATAGAGACATTAATATCGGCTTGAACAACGTGTTCGCCGGTGGTGAGAAATTTGCTAATCAAAAGCAGAAGGTTGACGTATTCGTAGCGAGACTTACTCATGCTAGAGAGTCGTTCATTAATGACTTCTTGGCTGGAGAGATCAAGAGGATTTCCAAGGTGCTTGGATTTAGAAGCTATCCTACTCCTTGTTTCGAAGATATTAACGTAGACGACCAAGGTGTGAAAGCTAAAATTTATACTCGGATGGGCGAGGTTGGCATGCTTACGCCTGAAGAAATTATCAAGGCAATCGAGACTGGCGAGCTTCCTGATAATAACTCGTCTATTGACTCTCAGAAAAAATATAAGGATCATAAGAAGATGGGTCTATATGAGCCAATAAATTCGGGTGGCGGCGGCTCACCAGCCGGACAGCCCGGTCGCCCAGATGGCACGAAAAATATCCCTCAGTCAACTGATACAGTCGGCCCAATCGGAACTGGGAGTCAAGAGGCGACAGCTTATAGCGCAACAGGTGTGAAAGAGGCGTTCCTCAAGGCTTCTATTTTAGAGAAAGCCGTAGCAAAGGCTTACAGGAAAATCAACAAGGTTAGAAAGCTGCAAGCAGCAGACGATCTATTTATTGATAGCGTCACGAAGTCAATTATCGCTAACGAAGAAATGGAAAATTGGGATAACGTCATCGAGGGCTATATTGCTGATCCAACTGATCGTAATAAGGAGAGGCTGAATAAAATTTACGAGATTGGTGCTAGTCATAGTCTCGACTTTTACCTATCCAGCATTCTACTTGCCGCTAGAGTAAAACAGGACGACGAATAATGGGTTCCCCCTTTGATCAGCTTCAGCAGATTACGGTTAACTTGTCAGGCCGCGAAATCGGCATTGACAAGTTTAAACCTTATACGTTTGGCAGTGAAAGGGTCAATGCTGAGGTTACCTTGGCTGGGCAGCTCTTTCCTGCCGTAGTCGAGAGCGGGACTTTGGGGATCGTTTTTAGTTCTGGAGATGTCAAACAGGCACATGGCGACAACTTCAATTACTCTTCTGCTCCAAGCGGCAATCAAGAGGGTATTCCGTTCGATAATGCGATTAATGCAATTTTAATTACTGGACTTCAAGACGGTTTCCCTAGGGACGCATATTCTCAAAGCGTATTAATCACAGGTCAACAATCATCTGACCTCATTGATCTAGACCTCCTTATTACCTCGTTTAACGCGAGATGGTCAGGTATTGTGCAAGAAAAGATTACCGCCTTCGCGGGGAATATTCGATCTGGCTCCCAACGCAGAATTAACGAGGACGAGGGTACGTTTGATTTTTCATTTATAGCAGGAACAGTTAATTCTGGCAGCTTTACGCCTGCTATTGTCCCAGTTAACTATCCTTATACTGGTGTCGACCAAGGAACAATGGACTTCGAATTTGTTACGGGAAGTTATCAAGGCTCATAATATGACTATTCGCACATCTTGTAAAAATGAAAAAGGGAAACGACAAGATAAATGGTTTAATGAATGGGGTTTCGAAAAGAAAAACGTCTCTGCTATTGTCAAAGATTATTTTAACTTGAGAAACTTTTGAATATTTTTAAGTGTAATATCATAATATACAAGGAACGAAATGGAAACAAAAGCAAAATACGGATTACAAGGGGCCTTCAAGGTGGATATTTACGACGATAAAGATAATCTCGTAGACACTACAAAATACTTTTCCAATTTCATCACCCAGAGCGGCCTTAAATACCCTACAATTTATTCTTTTGCTGATTGTTTCCGCTTCTTGTCCATTGGGCAGGGTACTCTCGCCAATAGCGCAACAGGTAATGTCGCTGCCGGTCGCGCCGAGACAACTGGTCTTCAGGACTATATTAACTCCAACGGAGCCATGACAATGTCAGACGGGACGTACCAGACTGGACTGTGGATGGGCAGAGACTGGTATCTTGGAGGGACTGATGGGGCGTGTGGTTCTATCGTAACTAATTCTGGTCCAATTTATTTCCGAGGCTGGGCTGTCCCTTCTGGTGGTAAACTCACCTCTTCGGCAGTTAATATTAACGAGTTTATGGTGTCTCCTTCTAGCGGGGATGACGCCGTAGGACGATCTGCATTTAGTCGCGTCGTCCGCTCTGTATCTATCCCAGCTAATTCCCGTTCCGTCATTTCTTACCAGCTTCAAGTTAAAATTGCAAACACAGGAATTACTAGATTCGAGGCGGGAACGATTCAAACAGGTGACGCCAACGTCGATAACGATCAGGGGATCGTCGGTGAATGGGACGACGCATCTGGCTATTATAAACAAGTCCACCACGGGCTTAGACTAGTTGACATTGAAGGTTCTACATTCGTTCCTAAATATGGAGATGGCATGGAGCCTTCCAGAGTGAGCGTTGACGACTTGAAGTGCTACATGTCTCCAGATAACTCAGAGTTTGACGTCTCTGTGACGGGAGGTTTGCAGCTAACGGAATCCGCTTCGTATTCTGCTGATGGTCTTTCTAAAGTGTTTGCTGGGCAGGACTTGTCCATTATAGACGCTTCTAGAGCTTCGGAGTCCGATGATGATTACTATGTCGTTGGTGACCTTGACACTTTAAGTATTCCTTCTTCCGACGCAAATGACGTAACGAAGAATATCAGGCGTCAAGGCTCGTCATTGCCTTTAACCTCTGATTATAGAAATTCAGTTGATAATGTTAATTTTAACTTAGCGACTACGAATCATTTGACTAAGGCTATTCCTATCTCAGTAGCTACTCCCGGTGCTACGGGATTGGACTCTAGCTTGATTAACTTGGGAGATAAAACGGTATTGTCATCTCTTACTATTAATCTTCCTTATGAGTATAGCGGGACACGCGATCAGCAGCTCTCTAGAAAGTTATTTTTCGCACCGGTCAACTCTAGGGGGCATAACTCTAGATTCGGTTCGTTCGTATTCGCTTTTAAAAACGGAGTAGACTATTATCCTTACGTTGATTCGTTGTTCTTTAATAACTCAGGTCGAGCGCAGATGCAACACTATAGAACCTTCAGTGGAATTAATATTACCCAGAGCGGAAGTGGCATATCAGCTATTAACTTTACTAATAGCCAAGGCCTTGGAACATTTACTGCAAGCGGGGTAGTCAATTCTGATGGACAAGTATCAGAGAATCCAACTGGAGAAATCGACTTCGGTGTAGTGGATCACTCATTGACTAATAATACCACACCGGGATCTACAGATCAATTATATTGGCCCGAGGCTAACGTGGCTGGTATGGAAATGAGTCCTACTATTTCTAGCGTTAGCTATGATAAATCAGGCTTCTCCACGACTGATCCTGCGTTTTATTTTCAGACCGGTCAGATGATTAACAACTTTAAAATCTCCACTGTCGAATCTGGAGACTCAACGATTCCAGAGCCTTATTCTTGGACTCTCGACTATCCAGAAGAATCTCCTCAAGAGAGCAATGTTAATCTTGACTATATTAACTGGAACGGATTCTATCTTACCACAGAACAGTTTACTGGTTTGAGCGAATTAACAGCTCTCGGCTTGGACGAGTCTAACTTCAGTGGACAGCTTGGCTTGGCATCATCTAGATTTAGTGATTTGAGAATGACAGGATATCTTTCCACGACTGGCGTGATGAAGGATGTTACTGATCAAGTTGCGCTTACAGGGGGTCTTCCTGCTTCGTTTCTTACGAAGTTTTCTCTAGATGTTAGTGGTGTTTTCTTTAAATTTAAGGACGGCGACGGAACAGAGCGAGTCTCTACTGCGTACAGGGTAATGAATTTTTTCTCAGGAGGTCTTACAGAAAGATTGTCTGGACTTGGCTATACCCCTGCGTCTGGGGAGCAGTTAGCCATTGGATTCACTGGTCTTATAAACGACTCTGATGGTAGCGCTCATACTCCTGTATATATCTCAGCCATGACGGGAAACTATCTTAATCCATCACCGGGTTACCAGTGGAACGGACATAGTTTCTTGAGTGGCGAAGTCATTGTTTCTCAGTTTCAACCGGGATCAGGAATATGGGAGCATAACGAGTCTTATCGACTTCTTCCTAACCACGGATACCCACAGGCCAGCGGGGCAGAAGTATATACTCCTATTAACCACGGAGGGACGTACCCTGCTTTGAGCTTCGATAACACTCTGGAAATGTTTCTTGACTTGAATTGGTCGGCTACTTGCGGAAGCGCACTTGACTGTACGGAACCTTCATAATGAGTTTACTAGGACTACAAGGATCATACAAAATAGATATTTACAATCAGGGTAATCAATTAGTTGATAGCTCTGACTACGTGAAGAACTTTATCACGTCTACTGGACTGAGCTATATATATGATACCCCCCTTGTTGACTGTTTTCGATACCTTAGTATCGGATCGGGCAACAGCGGAAATAGCGTTTATACAGACGGTCTTGAAAGCGGCGACTCCCGTTGGCAATTTAAAATCAACTACGTAAATAATGCGTGTGGGACCATTAATACTACTAGCGGGGTGAACCTTTACAGGGCTTGGTTGATTAGCGGTATTACCGGAGAAACATATAATGGAGGTTTAGATATCGAAGAGATGGCTCTCTCTCCAGATAATGTTGGTGCCAGCGGAAAAGCCTTCTCCCGTGTCCTTTCTAATGCAAATGTCCCTAGCGGTCATTACTCTATCGTTACTTACCGATTAGAAGTAGCCATGCCTACGGGTGTGAAGACGTTTAACGGTATTATTAATGATACACAAGTAAATATTATAGAACCAGCAGAAGATGTTTGTAGATATTGGGATTTGCTATCCGGCAAATACTCTTTGGTTCATCATGGTCTTAATACAATTAGCTCGGCAGGAACTAAGGTTCTTGAATCGTTTGGTAATCCTTTAGAGCCTAGCATGAGGTCTACTGCTGAACTTTTAGCTTATCTTTCTACGGATCACAGACAATTCACTGTTAATAGCTGGTCAGGGGGCAAAATAGATACTGGGTCTTTCCAACCATATATTAGCGATGGAAAAGCAATGGGTTCTGGGGTAATGGCTTATCATGACGAATTAGACGACGTGACAAAAGCAGCTATTACTAATGCTCGTAGAGATTCTATTAAGACTCCTGACGCAACTGGCTTTCAAGCTGAGACGGTAACTATTGCCGAGCAGAAGAAT